CTGACATCTGGCCGATGCTTTGTGGAAGACAACGTGTTGTCAGCGGCGGAAGAAGAGTGCTATACGCCAGACTTTATTGGCGAGCTATCCGAGTCGCAACTTTACGAAAGAGATTCTGGACCCTACAGAGAATGGCATCGCCCAATGGACAACGAGTCCTATGTGATTGGCGCTGACATTGCCGAAGGCTTATCTCACGGCGACTACTCTTGCGCTCAAGTGCTGGATGCTAGGGGCAGGCAAGTCGCTTGCTATCACGGGCATGTAGACCCTTGGGAGTTTGGCGAAATTCTGTCTCAACTGGGCCAGCGTTACAACGGCGCTTACATGGTTGTTGAAAGAAACAATCACGGTTTGACCACACTGAGAAGACTGCAAGAGATCAGCTATCCGTCTATGTTTGTCGAGAGCAGTGTAGACGGAGCCTATGGAGACAAGATGACGAAGCGCGGAGGTTTCTTAACGACCAGTAAAACCAAACCGCTAATTATTGACAACCTTGCGGCCCTCATTCGCCAGCGAGATGCGGGAGTTGCAGACGTTCATTTAATTCGCGAACTGCGGACATATGTCATAAATGAAAAGGGGGCTACCAATGCTCAATCTGGCTGCTATGATGACAGAGTGATGGCTTTTGCTATCGCACTCCACGGACTGGCAACTATGCCGCGACCCAAGAGACTTTTGGCTCCTCGCCGCTTTGAAGCTGTTGATACCGTGGTGGGCTACTGATGGAAGAAGATTTTGAAGACGATCAGGAATTTGAAGGCAACGAAGGAATAGACGTTGAGAACCCTGATGGGCAGCAAGATGTCGAGCTAACCAATATTGGCAATCGCCTGCGCTTGATGTTTGATGAATTTAAAGACGCCCGCAGAGACACTGAAGATGAATGGATAGACGATCTCCGTCAATTCTCCGGACAGTACAGCCCTGAAATCCTTGCTAGGCTTAACGGCGGAGCCGGACAGCGCAGCAAAGTCTTTGTTGGACTCACCAGAACTAAGGTAATGGCGGCATATAGCCGTATTGTTGACCTTTTGTTTCAAACTTCTGACCAGTTTTTCTCTATAAAGCCCACCCCCAGACCCACCATAAACCCGCGAAAACGCATGCAAATGCAGCAAAACTTGGTGCAAAACATCATGGCAATGGCTCAAGGCCAGCCACCGGAGGTTATTCAACAGGTTTTTTTAGAAAACGAAGAGCGCATTGAAAAAGGGCTACGCCAGCAAGAGGAAGATTGGGCAGCGCTTGCAGCAAAAGAAATGCAGACGGACATTACTGACCAGTTGCTTGAGCAAAACGCGGATCAAAAATTAAAAGAGGCGATGCTGGAAGCCTGTATTTATGGCAGTGGCGCAATCAAAAGTGGAACGGTTAAGATTGAAGCCAGTAAGGCGTACTCTTTAGCCACTGACGATCTTGGCAACGAAAGCTATCAAATGAGCGTGGAAGAACAGGTCCGCCCAGAAATTGAGTCGGTGTCAATTTTTGACCTGTATCCAGATCCATACTGCACGACACTGGAAGACTGTGATGGGCTGTTCCGCCGCCATATACTTACTCGCCGCCAGCTAAGAGACTTGGCCGATCTTCCTTCTTTTGATACCGAGATGATCCTGTCTGTCTTGAAAGACAATCGCAAGGGGAATCACACAGAAGAAAATCATGAGCGCACACGGCGGCATATTGCCGGCATTAACCAACATCAAAGCTCTCACCGCTACGAGCTTTTAGAATACTGGGGTTCCATCGATGGCTATGACCTCATGGACGCTGGCGTTGAGCTTCCTGAAGGCTCCGACCCGTCCGAGGAGTTTGATGCGAACATCTGGCTCACAGGAACTAAGGTGATTAAAGCCTCGCTCAATGCGGTAAAGGGATACCGCATTCCGTACCAAATTTTTCCTTACGAGCGTACCCCCCATCAATTTTGGGGCATAGGTGTGCCGAGGATGATGCGTGATTCGCAGCAAACGATGAACGCTGCCACCCGAATCTGGCTAGACAACATGGCCCTGTCTTCTGGGCCAATGGTAGAAGTGAATACTGATTTGCTCGCGGCAGGGGAAGATCCTACAGACCTTCATCCTTGGCGAGTATTCCTGCGCTCTGGTGGTGATGGATCGATGCCGGCTGTTCGATACTACCAGCCAACCGCCAACGCAAATGGCCTTAATCAAATCATTGAAATTTTTCGCCGGTTTGCCGATGAAACGACATCTCTACCTTCGTACACGCACGGCGAGCAGTCGCAAGGTTTAAATAAAACAGCGACAGGTATGTCTATGTTGATGGGCGCTGCTAACGTGGCGCTTAAAAGCACAATAAAAAATATTGACGATTTCCTTATACGCCCTATGATTGAATCATTGTTCCACTTTAATATGGAGTTTGGAACGAACGAGCGAGCCAAAGGCGATTTGAAAATTGTGGCTCGCGGAAGCACTGCTCTTATTCAAAAAGAAGTGCAAAGCCAGCGCTTATTACAATTCCTTTCGCTGGTCTCAAACCCTATGGATGCAGGACTCGTTGACCGCGCTAAGCTTTTGCGCGACATCGCTGCGAGCATGGAGATTGATGCTGAAAAAGTTATTAAGACGGAGGATCAGATCCGTGCCGAACAGCAAGCACTTCTACAGCAACAAAGCATGCTCGCCCAAGCAAGCCAGAGCGATCAAGGTGCTGTCAATGACGGAGGAATGGCCCCATCTGGTCCACCTTCTGGAGGCCGACCTATCTGACGCTCTCGAAAAACTAGAGGCGGCAGACGAGAAACAATTTCGCTACCAGCAGGGGCGGGCTTACGAGCTACGCAAAATGCTGGGGCTAACTAAAACCGCATCTGCGGTTCTTGATGCTGAGAGAGCGCCAAAGCGAACTCACAGTATTGAATAACGGACACCCCCAAAAAGGAACCGTAGTATGGCAAAAGTAGATCCAGAAGCACTTGAAGCGGAAGCTCAAGAGATGATGCGCGAAGCAAGAGGCATTCCAGCGGAACCCGAAGGGGACACACCGACAGAAGCCCGAACTCGCAAATCAACAGCCCCCAAAGAATCTGCGGATACGGCTGAATCTGAGCAAGAGATTCCCTTAGAAGATACAGGCGGCGATGTGTCGGAAGAGGAGTTGGCGCAAAAAAAGGCCGATGACCGCTACAGGAATGCTCAACGGAAGATGACTCAGGCAACCACTGAGGCTAAAGAACTGCGAAGGCAAAACGAGCAGATCATGGCTGAGCTGGGAAATTTGAAGAATCAGCTTGCAGAAAAAGATGTCGATGTACAGGCGCTTAAACAAGTGAGGGAAGAATACCCCGATCTTGCGGCTCCTATACTTGATGAGATGGAAAGGACGCAAGCAAAGGTGGCAGAAGCTACAGGTGCATTAGAACAACTTCATCAGATGAGGCATGAAGAAGCCCAGCGTACAGCGCAAGCGGCTCACATGGATCTCATACGAGAGTCCCACCCAGACCTAGACGCTATTGTCGGGACGGGAGACTGGGACGATTGGATGGAGCAGCAAAATGGGCAAGTACATCAATGGGTAGAGTCCGGCTCTAGCAACGATGTCATTGCAGTTTTGACGAAGTTCAAAGTGGACAGTGGTTATGCTCAACCTACGGCGCAAGAGAGGGTACTGGCAAAAGGAAGGGCAGCGGCAGAGCCGAAGCTCCCTAAATCCAGAAAACCCAATACAGGTTCCGGAAAACAAACTTGGACCGTGGCGGATATTACCAGAATGTCTAATACTGATTTTGAAAAAAATCAAGATGCAATTTTGGCGGCCATGAACCAAGGAGACATCCGGCAATAAACTATTGTCAGAAAGGTAATTTATCATGGCTATTGGTGCAAATGGATCGGGCGCAGCGTTTACTTACGCGGCCAACCAAGGTGGCTTCATACCCGAAGTCTTTTCAAAAATGTTGCAGGCGAAGTTTTATAAATCTTCGGTTCTTCCTGCTATTTCTAACACCGACTACGAAGGCGAAATCTCTGGTCAGGGCGACAAGGTACACATCCGTACTGTCCCCACTGTCTCAGTTGCCGACTATACTGGTACTGTCAGCTATTCAAACCTGACTACCAGCACAGTCGAGCTGAACATTGATCAGGCTAAAAGCTACGCTTTTAAAGTCGATGACATCCTGAAAGCTCAAGGTGATATCGACATGCTTGCTGCCGCATCTGGTGATGCTGCTGAGCAAATGCGTATTGCTGTTGAGACTCAAGTCCTATCTAGCATAGTGACTGGTGCTACGACTATTCAGGCGCAGGCTACTCAAACTTCAGGCAGCATACTCGCCTCGATTCTGAGCATGGGTCAAGCGCTTGATGAGCTGAATATTCCAGAAGAAGGGCGATTCATCGTTCTTTCGCCTGAGTTTATTTCGCTGCTCAAGCTGTCTGAACTCCGACAGGCTTACCTGACAGGTGATGGCACATCGCCACTGCGTAATGGTCAGGTTGGTGTGGTTGACCGCTTTAAAGTCTTCAGCAGCAACATGCTGTATACGCCAGCATCTGGTGCAGACGCCGGCTATACACACGTTATGGCGGGTCACCCCAAGGCGACCTGTTTCGCTTCTCAGTTTACTAACACTGAGACTGTGCGACTGGAAAGCACCTTTGGTGACGGCATTCGTGGCCTGAAGGTTTACGGCTCCAAAGTCGTAGTGCCTGACGCGCTTGTGATCGGTAAGTGGACTTAATAAGTCCAATCGTTAAGCGGGGGAGGGCAACCTCCCCCTCTTATTATCAGAATAACTGGATGCACTATGATTGACGCTCCAACAAAGAAAGACCAAATATTTGCTGAAGCCAAGAAAGACTTCGGCGTTCAGCTGGACCGCAGAATGACTTGCGCGGATCTCTATGACCAGCTTGAAAGATTAAAAACCTCTGGAGTTGATACAGACACCGCTGCTACTCCAGAGCAAGTACCGAAGCGGGTCCGAAATATTATTACGGGCAACGAGTTTGCTTACGACCCTATATGGGCCAAACATCCTGACTTGCTAATTATTGAGTGGGAGCAGACTGATGGCAACAACTAAGGTCACAGACCTTATTGGAAGGGCGAGCATCATACTGCAAGATGCTGCCAATGTCCGCTATCCGAATGCCGAGCTGCTAAAGTTTTTTAATGACGCGCAGCGAGAGGTTGTTCTTAATCGCCCTGACGCCAACACCATCAACCAATCTTTTACTTGCGCCACAGGTAGCAAGCAGAGCTTGCCTTCCACCGCTTTACGACTTGTTGATGTAATAAGAAATGAAGCTGGTGGGCGGTCAATAACCCAGATAGACCGAAGACTATTAGATGAGACCCTGCCGGACTGGCACAACAGTATTGCGGACCCCATAAAGAAGGTAGAGCATTTTATTTACGACTCTGCGGACCCTAAAAACTTTTATGTGTATCCGCAAGCGACAACCGCGATGACTCTTGAAATTGTGATTAGTGCTGCTTTGCCAGATGTTGTCATTACCAACTTTTCAACCGATACCACAACAATTTCTGTAGACGATGTGTATGGCAACTGTATTGTCGATTTCATCTTGTATCGCTCGTATCAAAAAGACAGCGAGTACGCCGGCAACAGCGAGAGAGCGATGATGCATTACTCTGCTTTTGCCAATGCGCTAGGCATGAAAACCAGAACTGATTCGGCAATGGACCCGCTTCCTATCCTACCTAACCGGAGCGCCTAGAGCCGCTAGCTATGAAATATTTAGATCTTAGTCCCTATATTAGAGCAGAAGCTCAAGGCGTTCCTGATTTTATTTTAGAAAGGTCCGTCAGGGATTCAGCTATTGATTTTTGTATTGCCACAGATGTTTTTCGGCCAGAGCCGGAGGACGTTATTATTACTGCGGGAATAACAGAGTATGCGCTAACCATACCCGTAGGCACGGAGTTAAATCATATTATTGATGTTTACAGAGACAGAGAAAAACTTACCCCCGTTTCATACTCTCGCCTGCTAGAGATCACTGGTGATGGATCTGAGAAGTCTACGCCAAAAGTATATTCTCAGAGAGATAATAAAGAGTTCTTCTTAGCGCCTGTTCCTGCCGTAAGTGAAAAGCTAAAAATTCTGTACTCGCTAAAGCCCAGCTCAACGTCTTCCTCCATACCGGATACCGTAGGAAAGGAATATCGCGAGGCACTAATCCACGGCGCATTGTATAGACTGCAAATGATGCCTGATCAGATCTGGTCTAACATGAATCAAGCTCAAGGCAACAAAATGTTGTTTGAGAAAAGATCGACAGAAATTATGAGACAGGTCAGGTACGGCTACGCTGGTGCAGCTTTAACAGTACGCGGCAGAGCTTTTATATAGAGGAGCGGCAATGGCTTATTTTCAGACAATTAACCTAGTAACCGGCGACACCCTTCCGCAGCTTACTTTGAATTTAAAAGACTCCAGTCTGGCTGCTGCCGGCAAGATACTTGACGAAGAAAACTCAGAAACGTGGTCGCCTGTCAATCTCAGTAATGCGACAGTTGTTATGAGAATGAGACCTATAGGATCGCTACTGGTCTCGTCTACTTTATCTTTTACTGTGCTAAACGGCGCTCAAGGCGAAGCGATACTAATTTTTCCTGAAGGTACGCTTAGCACGGCAGGGCTGTTTGAGGGTGAGATTGAGGTTAACTATTATAACGGTGCAAAGCATACGGTCCCTGATCTTTTAAAGATGAAGGTTAGGAATGGCTTTGACTAATGCTAAGGGCGATATGGACTAAAGTAAATCTTGCCACCACGGTTTCTGTACTAGAACTGAGTGTATCGTCATCGCAGTCATCTCTTCAGGCTGTTGTAACACAAAATGCATATATGGCTTTTCAACAGAATAATGACACCTTTTTTGCCGTAGATACGTTGAGTCTCAACTTTGGATTAGCGCCCTTAGCGGAAGCCACGGTAATTAATGACGCAGTGTCAGTCACCGCCGCGCTTGTTGTGTCAGATTCGATTTTAGTGGGCTATGACCTATTGGACAATTTTTCGGCAAACTTTCAAATGGGCCAAGTCGATGATTTTTCGTTTAGCGACAATGCCTCCATATCGGTTGGGTTTGCATCTTCCTTGACTGACAGTATGGGGCTGGCAGATGTTTGCTTACAATTCCTTTCGTCTGGGTCAAGCAGCTCAGTCTTTAATGAATCGATAATTAACAGCTCTAATTTTAACGCATAAGGAGAACAGTTATGCACAGCGACAATTTAACCTTGACAGGAAGGCTCTGCGTTTATTTAAACAACGAGGTAGTCCGAGAGATTCCAAATCTGGTTGTAACGGCAGGAAAAGAATTTGTCGCCGCTCGCATGCAGAGTAACTCAACTGCCGTCATGAGTCACATGGCAATCGGCACAGGCACCACGGCGGCTGTTGTTGCCAATACGGCGGCAGAAACAGAAGTGGCTAGAATAGCGCTTATCAGCTCATCTGTTGCTGGCGCAGTTGTCACTTATACTACCCAGTTTCCTGCTGGCACTCCTGCGTCTAACAGCGCAATTACTGAAGCGGCATTACTAAACGCAGCTTCCGGTGGAAGCATGCTGTGCAGGACGGTGTTTCCTGTTGTTAATAAATCCGCGTCAGACGCTTTGACTATAGTCTGGACCGTACAAGCAAGCTAAGGGGCTGTCAGATGGCTGTAAAATTCTCTAACAACGCAAGCACACTCTTGTCAAATATCTTGTCGGCCAGTAGTCCGACTGCTGAGTGCGTCAGCCTGAGCGCTTTTCCTTCGCTGGGTGCTGGGGATTACACCTATGCAACGATAGCCAAGACGGCTACCCCATCTGATAACGAGATTGTTAAGATTACAGCTATCACTGGTAACACGGCAACGATAGTGCGATCTCAGCAAGGGACTACAGCTCTTGCGTTTGGTGTCGGTGATACGTTTGAGTTAAGAATGACAGCGGGGTTGGTAGAAGATTATGTGGCTGTCAAGTCAGTTTTAGACGTATGGCCCTCTAAGTCTGTCGGAGAACCAATTGTCGTATCGTGGGTTGGAAATAGTAATAGCGCAGGGTTTCTCACGGAAGAGCCAGACGTACCCTTGGTTGCTAATCCCAATGTATTAATCTGGCAGGCTTCTGACATTGACACCCAAACTGCGTCTTGGCAAACAGCCGATCACAGTGCTACGCCTATTATTCCTGACCTGACAGACCCCAGCGTTCCTTCTTATGCAGGGAGGATGACAGGATATGTTAAAGGTCAACGAGGGTCTCCAGCCCTTGCAGCCGCAAATGAGCTTCAAGAAATTTTTGGTGGGACAGTGCTTCTTGTCTTAACGACACTTAGCGGGGCAACCAGTGATTTGGTTCACCCTTCCTTAATAACGGCTGGCATAGGCACTATTAGTGCAAGCTCAGATTCTAACTATGCGATCTCCAGTGGAGAAACAGCGAATAACAACATGTGGTACTGGCATACCACAGCACTAGCCAATGCGCTTGCATCTATACAAGCTGGCACAGCTGGCATGCCTGCTGCATTTCCCAACCTCTCTTATGTCGATTTTTGCGGTGATACCCTCGGTCAAGGTGATGCTTCTCGTACTATCGTTGCAAGCAGCTGGGAAAATAACAATAATTTTAGAAATCTGGAAAGAGCTAGCCAGAGATATGTTGAAAATATGCTTGCTTTTACGCAGGCCGCAGAAGGGACTACCAGTGATCCGGCTCTTAACGAAGCTGCTGGTGACGGAGGCGTTGCTGCGGTTGCTGGCGGCGGCTGGGCTAAAAACCAACACACTCGCTGGTTTTCTATTGACACACCTGCTGGGTCTGAATTGGCAGGCGGAGGAGCAGAAGCTTGGAAAAACTTTGATGGTTTAAATCGTTTTTCTAATGTCACTGGTACGCTGTACAGAACCGTCCCAAGCCCTTTTGGAGGCATAACAGGCTTTAAAGTAGGAACTAGTGGGTCAAGAGTACAGAATGTTTACGGTACACAAGACTATATCCACCCCAACACGATATCGAATATTAAAATAGGTCAAGACACAGCGCGACTGTGCTTAGAGATGCCTGTAAAAGCTCCAAGGGATGGCACTACCCCTAATATTGATTTGGACTGGTTAGCTCAGTTTCCTGCTGGTCGGCCAATATTTATTGTTGGAACAGGTCAGAGCAACAGCGCGGGTTTGGATGAAACCAGTGCTGGTCTTTACACAAACAACCTAGTGAAAGATTGGGCCACCGTGGGAGACACAAATGTTCCTCAAACAGCATTAGATTGGATAAAGCCAAATCGGTTATTTAGCACCGTAAAAGCTGATTATCCCACAGCCTTGCTTCCCTCCCTCGGCACTGACTATATTGGTTATAAAGGCGGCAATGTAGGCAACATACATCTTGCTATGGCTGAGTATATTGCCGAAAAGTCTGGACGGAATGTTTATGTGCTACAGGTTAGTAGGGATGGTGGCAATTCTGACTACTGGGACAGTACCAGTGGTTCTACTTACGGAACACTAAACACCCAGATGACAGCAGTGCTTGCAACACAGGAGTTGTCTGAGTGGGGAATAACGTCACCTGACATTTTAAACATCATGCAAGGTGAGTCGGACGCAGACCCTTTGTTTAATGCAACAAAAGACGCAAATTCTTGGGCCACAGACTGGCTTGCTTCTATGAAGGATTCTAACACGAAGTGGTTTGAGGACTATCGCACAAGAGTATTTGTATACGATATACACGACCACTTTAACAGGCTTGATAATCCAACAAACCCTTTGCCACCAGTCGATGCCAACAATAACCCTATCTTATTTCCACCGTACAAATGGAACGGCGCTTCAGCTCTGGCCGTAAAGGGCGGTAGCTTCTTTTCGTATGTCAGCTCGACAGGACTAGCGCACCAAGGAGATGGCATACATTTCGATGGAGATGCCACAAATTTATTTGGAGAAATAGGGGCGAAGGAGCTTCTGGGCGAATCCAATTCATCGACTCCAATTAATGACGCATGGGATATGCTGGCTGGCAATACAACAATTAACGGCAGGGCAGCAAATAAGCACCCGTACACGCTGAAGAACAATAATTGTAGTACAGCTACTAGGGCTGCTGGAAATGTAGAAATAGATGGGCCTCTTAAATTAACGGCAGCAGCAGGGACTATTGCCGCTCCCGCAACATCCGCTTATGTAATAACAGACTCTTCGGGCAATATCAGTCAGGGCAACTCTGTAGTACCTGCGGGTCCGTTTAACCTATCTCAGAAAGCCACAATCACAACAACGCTTGATGGTTCGGGCAACCACGAACCGAAAACGGCAATGACATTCAGTTGGTTAAATAACCAAACCAACACCTTAAAATACGCTGGTGAATTTACTATTCTAACCACAGGCGTACTGGTTCTCGGCGGTCTCAACTACCCGTATTCCAGCATGTGTAAATATTTTGTCAGCTTGGGGCCGCTGCCGTCGCTCTTTAGCACTAGTCACTTCATAAGCGAGATTATAGGTAAAACAGATGCGACCCCACCTTCTCTTGCCAACCATGACTACCTGTACCCTACTCTTACGCTTGATGGTAGTGGGTATCTAGAGTGGTTGGCCGCCCCTCAAACGGCGACTGTTAATTTTATCCTTACTAACGGTTCAACAACCGGAGCTACTGATCATGTGCAAACGCATGTCTGTACATATCAGTACGCTGATATAGGTTAATAGGAGTTAAATTAGATGTCAGGAATTGTAAACTTCAAAGGATATTCGACATGAAAAAGTTTAAGGTCTGGATCACAAAATTATTTACCGATGACTATGTAGGCAAAGATGGTTTCAGGCGGAATCTAGGGAAGCTTGGGTCTGAGTATAGAATACTAAAGACTGCCATGAAGCCCAGCTGGCTGCGATTTAAAAATGCACCTGACACGCACAGCTATACTGATTTGTTTGTGGAATCATGCAGGGCTAGTGCATATTTTATGGGACATTTGTACGCGGTAGTATTGCCTCTTCTGATTGTCGGAATACCAGCGTTTTTTGTGTGGGCGAAGATAAGCGGATAGCTTTGCTGACTAATTCTGCGATGGAGAAGACAGTGGTCCAGATATATGACAGAAGGTCAACAGATGATCTTGAAGACGTAATTAAAAGAGCTGCGTTGGCTGGCGCTAAAGAGGCGCTGCAAAATGTCGGACTGCATGATGATGAAGCCATACATGACCTAAAAGAACTGCGCGGCTTGTTAGATTCATGGAGAGAGGTTAGAAGATCTGTTGCACATACGGTGATTAAGGTTCTTACGGTGGCACTGCTTGGCGCTTTAGTCACTGGTGTTTGGTTTAAAAATTGGACGCAGTAATATTATGAGTTTTTTTGGAAAACTATTTGGTTCAGATCAGGCTTTAGCCAAAGTGGTAGATACCGCCAAAGATCTTATTGACGAGTCTTTCTACACCGATCAAGAAGAGGCGTCCGCTAAGGCTCTAGCCGCAGATAAAGCTAGAAGCATGGTTATTGAATGGGTTGCAGCATCTACCGGATCTCGACTTGCTAGACGCCTTATTGCATTTTCGATTACCGGAACTTGGCTGGCGATGTACTGGATGTCAACCATGCTGTCTATACTCGCTGTTTGGGCCGACAGCGTAGAATCTTTGCGTCAGCTACAGGCTTCAGCGGCTATCGCTGATGCTGCTGGAGAGCAAATGGTTTCTGCGGTCATGCTAATACTTGGGTTTTATTTTGCTGCTCCTTTTATGGGAGACCTAGCCGGCGCAGCGCTAAAAAGGTTTGGCAACAAAGAATGAGAAACTAATATGAACAACAGCAAAATTATGGTTAACGGCAAGGAATATGAAACGGAGAATCTTAGTGACGAGCAAAACTATTTGGTTCGACAGGTCAGCGATTTAGCGCAGCAATCTGTTGATTGCCGGTTTAAGCTAGACCAGATCACCGTAGCGCGAGAGGTTTTTTTAACCAAGCTGACTAGAATGCTAGAAGATCCGCAGTAGAATCTTAACAAGGAGTCAAATATGGTTGCGGTTACAGTTGGTCTGTTTCGCGGGATGGCTGAAAAAATATCACCTCGACTACTGCCTGAAGACATGGCGGTCTCTATTGTTAACGCAGACCTAGATGCAGGAACACTGCGGCCTATTAAGGCGATGGCTAGTGCATCTATTACAATCGCTGGAGGCACTAGCACCGCAGCACCTACCAGCAGCAGCAAGCTGCTGTTTCAAGCCCGTGACGGGTCATGGTTTAATTACATTAACTTTGACAGCTGGACTGCAATCGACAGTCCTATCGCAGAAGACGCACACAACCGCGTTTACGCGAACGGCTATAATTCTACTAGTTCTTTTGTTCTGGTCTCTACTACTACAGCACCAACAACAGCTTTTTTTCTTGGTCTACCTGTGGCGGCGACCCCATCTCAAACTATTTCTCCTATAAACTCTGCGGAAACCGAGACAGAAACGGCTGTCAGCAGAGCTTATGTGGTTACGCATTACACGGCTTTCGGTGAAGAGGGTCCACCTTCAGTGCCGACAGCTATTCTAGATGTCAGGTCTGATCAAACTGTCGCGCTTACACTGGCAGCTTCTTCTGCTGCTCAGCGCAATATTGTATACCACAGAATATACAGAACAGACGCTAGTGGTTCTTTCCGCTTTGTGGCCCAAGTGTCAGCAACTACATCTGCTGCGTTTACGGATACCGTCTTGGACGCCGCGCTGGGTGAAGTGTTGATTTCTCAAGACTGGAATGCTCCACCAGTCGGAATGAGCGGGCTGTGTTCGATGTCTAACGGAATTTGCGCTGGATTTAAAGAGCAGACAGTGTGTTTTTCTGAAGCTTTCCTTCCACACGCTTGGCCTAAAAGATATCAACTCACCACTCAATATAATATTACAGCGATTAAGCCTCTTGAAACAGGCTTGCTAGTTATGACTGAAGGAAAGCCATATATTGTGCAGGGCGCGGACCCTGCCGGCATGGTTATGACGGAGCTTAACGTCCCCTACCCAATTAGCAGCGCCACCTCCGCCGTAGACATGGGAGGTTCTGTGATCTATTGCAGTACGGAAGGGCTAGTGAGAGTCTCCTCATCCGGCGCAGCGTTAGCAACCGAGTCTCTATTTTCTTCAGAGGGTTGGCTCGCAGCTCATAGTCCAGCTTCGGTTACGGCGTTTTTGTGGGAAGGAAAGTATGTTGCATTTCACGATGCGGTTGACGGTGTCACCGGTTTTATTTTTGACCCACGGGGCGGCAAGGCCGCGTTTACAAAACATACAGCCGGTGAGGTTAATTCAGGATTCAGCTCCACAAAAGATGATGCACTGTACGTTGTTTCTGGCGGATCTGTAAAAAAGTTTGCTGCCAGTACCGATTATCTTGAGGCAGAATGGGTCTCTCGACACTATTATTCCGCAAGGCCAATTAATCTTGGAGCCGCTAGAGTTGCTTTTGGAGATAATCTGGGTGCGGGCAATACCGTTGTTAAGTTATTATCATCGGACGCCTTGGATGAGCCTTCTCTCTCGGACATTACACACACGGAAACAATTCCTGACACAGTAAACGAGATAACATTTCGCCTGCCAAGCGGATACAAGGATCACTGCTTTGGCTCTAAGGTAACAACAAAGCGAGAGATACACTCAATATCTTTTGCTGAGTGTCCTGCGGAGATTCGATGATAAACATCAGCCAGAATCGCCGGAAAAGCGTTGCGACTGTTCCGCGTGAGTATGCCGGTCAGGAGCGAAAATTTGCAGACTCTATCGCTGAAAGTGTTGATACTCTTGCGGGTCGCCGTGGAGAGCAGATAGACAGAGCCGTCACCTTTAGAGACTTGCTTGACGCAAATATCTTGCAGCTCGCGGTAGGCCAGACATTAACGACAGGATCGGTTGCTCCTCCACTTCTTGTCAACCCTACAGCGCCGCCTGACGGAGGCGTTGAGATTCCGCCGAAGCCTTTTAATCTAAACGCTACCGGAGGGTTTGGCTTTGTCCGGTTGTCTTGGCAAATGAACGCCTATCGCGGCTTTGGCTCAATGGAGATTTACCGTTATCCCACAGACAATATTACTTTGGCTACGACAGCCGGACCTATTGCAAATTACAATCTTGCAGGCAATGCATTTTTTGATGACACTCTAGTTTCCAGTGGAGTTCAGTATTACTACTGGATTAGAGGGCGCAACATAGATGGAGTGGCTGGCCCTTTTAACCAATCCGCAGGAACCGCCGCCACAACAGCGCTAGATTATCTATATGTATCTGGATTAATCGATGACATTTTAGCTGACGATGTTAGCGGACTCGGCTTAACAACCGCGCTAGGCGACAATACTACAGCAATCGAATTAACAGACACCAAGTATGCAGTTAAGACAGACCTAAACGGTCATGTAGCTGGATTTGGAATTATTTCAGACGTTAATCTTGCAGGAGCAACTACATCTGCTTTTATAGTAGCGGCAGATAGATTTGCGATTTCCGCGCCATTCAACGCCAATTCCAGCGCCAATAGTGCTGTCGGAGAAAATGAGTTCCCATTTAAGGTCTTCACGACTAATCACACTCTTTTAGATGACGATGGTAATAATGTTCTTGATGCAGCAGGAAACAATGTTGTTATCCCTGCCGGAGCCTACATCAACGATGCCTTCATTCATGACGCTCAGATTACTACCGCCACAATCGGAACAGGCACAATTACTACTGCTAATATAGCGACTGCGAATATTACAAGTGCAGCAGTTGCCGACTCAATAACCAGCGTTGGTTTTGCTCCGTTTGGCACTCCGCCTGTATTGGGGTGGGGTTTGTATTTGAGAGATGGGCCAGCCGGAAGCCCCACAGCCAGCGCAGGCGGATTGCTTTGGGCGACTGACGCAGTTATTACTGGTTCGATTACAGCTAACACTCTCACTCTCGCAGCTGGAGCCAGAATCAAAACCCTACAGATCGATGGAGATGCAGTCACGGTCCCATCGATTACATCATATGCTCAAATATATCCAAGCTCAGCTCATGGGGGAAACGGAACTTACAATAACTGGAGTTATGTTGCGAATACACTCGGCGTATTTGGAGATACAAATCCGCAGACTTCTGCTGGTGTAGATGTGCTAGAAAAAATGGTCATTACGGACGGCGGAAGGGTCATGTTTACTGTCAACGCTTTAGTGGAAACGGCGGACCTTGGGGATAACGATACTGCCCGTCTAATAATGTACGCAATGATGGGCAATCCTATCACCGGCAGCACCAGCGCACACGGTTTCTTTACGGGAGAATTTGCGCTTCCCAATAACGGATCTTCATCGAGCAACATCACGATCCCTGTGAGTTTTAGCGGGGCAACCAGTGGTCCGGTTGGAGCCTACAACGCTGCCACTGACAACTACGTCAACGCTGCCGGTGTGCGAACAGATCGGGTCGCTTTTCAGGTATTCATACGAGGCGCGAAAGTAAAAATCTTATCGTCTACTCTGACCGTTAATTCTTGCAAGAGGTGAACATGAGGCAATGTATTGTTTACGCCCTTATTGATGGCGGCATCCAGATCATTGAGTGCGGCCTAGACGAAAATTCGGAGGCTGCTGACGCGATGATATCTGGCCTGCCGGCTGCCGTAGGTTATTTATGGCACACCGGAGGCGCTTCTATTGACATGCATTGGGTAAGTGAAGGGGTCGTTGAAGAGAAAACGGAGTTTGAGATTTCAGTGCAAGGCCCAGTTATTTCTAATGTTCCAGCTCATACGTCTGTTATATGGCCCGATGGCGAGATGACGATTGAGATGGATGGCACGGTTGAATTAGAGTCGAATGTTACGGGAGTGTTTACGCTTACGCTGCAAAATGCACAGCATGTTACTGTAGAAGTAGAGGTTCAAAATGGGTAAGCGATATGTTCATGTGGACCCTGACAAGGCTAGGAAAACCGAATATGCAAAAATAGATGGAGATGGATTATCAGCCATCTGGGAAGCCGTCCGTGTTCTGTCTGATAGCGGCGTTGATATCGGGACCAAAGCCACAGACATGCTGGTTACGCGCCAGACGATTAAGAATAACGCTCCCAAAGACTGACCGCGCTCAGCCTCATCTAGCGCTATTGCAACATCAGATAACCGCGCTATGATGATATAAGCGCAAACCTTATCCGAGGGTCAGATCGGAAAAACTCTTTGTAATCAACGGACTGCATATGGCTTTTGTCGTATTGACCTTCTATTGCATGGAGATTACGTGGCGCTAGAACTGACAGATATTAGAGACGTTTGGCCTGTGGTAAAACGCGGGCTAAAAGTTGTGCATGAGTCTAGCTGTCAGCCTTGGATAGAGGAAGATGTGTATGCCGCCTGCGTAAATAAACAAGCGTTTTTGTATATGGACCTCGCCGTATCACCGGAAGGTTTTGTCGTTATGCAGTCTCAGTCCTGCCCAGTGTCGCGCAAGCAAACCCTATTAATGTGGGTGGCCTTTGACCCTCAAGATGGATCAGCTGGGCGCTTCGCGTCTCAGTGCGAATTAATTGCGCGAGAGACCGGACACTCTGCCATTGAGTTTGTGACCTCTATTGAGTCAGTTGGCTTGCTGTCTGAAAAATTTGGCTACGAGAAAGTGTCGAGCCTCTACCGAAAAGAACTATTGTAGGAGTACCCAGATGTCTGGCGGCGGAGACCCTAAAACACCTAGCGAATCAGCAGCGTATAAGTCGCTGGCAGAGCAGGCAGGCACATATTTTAACCGATATCAGGATGTGTTTGTTCCGCTTGAAAACTCATACATCAACAGCGTTGTGAATATCGGCAGCGAAGACAATTATAACAGAGCAGCGGGCGCAGCCGGCAGCGCGTTTACCTCCGCGTATACACCTGAGCTATTAAATCAGCAACGACAAATGCTGTCACAGGGTATAGACCCGTCATCCGGCAAGTTTCAAAGCACCAGCCAGAACAGTTACGGGAAATTTGGCAGCGCGATGGGGCTGGGCATAGCCGATGCCGGCGCAAACAATACTGACAGGCTTTTTGGTGGGATGACTAATCTGGTCAAAATGGGGCAAGGCATTCAGTCGGAGGCTACGCAGGGTCAAATTGGGCTGGCGGCGGCGTCAGAATCTAAGGCTCGCGGCTCAGCAGAAACAGACTTCATCAAAAGCCAGTCCAACGAATCAGTGGCAGGGACTGCCACGGGTGTTGCCGCTGGATACGGCCTGAATTCTTGAGGTAGTGCATGCTTTCTTCCGGTATAGACAATAGAAGTAACTACAACCAGTTTCTCGACAAGCTCTCTAATCCTGAGACTGTCAGCAGTTTTTACGGGCCTAGCGGGCGTCTTAACAATCAACCGACTGACCGATTAGATGTTGACGCCTATATGGGTGACGGGGACTTTGGCGGTCAACAGCTTTTTGCAGACGTTATTCAGCGCCAAACTGACGATTACATGAAGCGTTTTGCTCCGCTAGAAAATGCGCTTGCAAGCTCTATCACTGCGACAGGGACAACGTATCTGCAAGATGATCTGCAACGCACCAGAGAAGGCATTACTGGTGGCATCACAAACGCGGAGGCGCAACTGGACAGAAACCAAGCGAGATATGGCGCTACACAAAGAACTGCCGAGGATCTTTCTCAGGAGAAAACTAGCGCAATGGTGGGCGGGCTTAACGACACAAGAGTGCGAGATTCAGATCGTAGAATGGAGATACTTGGCGGCGGTCTTTCACCTTTAGGGAACAAGGCCAGAGAACCGATTGGCGGCAACGGCGGCGGCGTAGGACAGGGGTAACAAAGTGACATTATTAGCATCAGGAAACAATCTTCGACAGCAAAGCTTAATGGGGCTTCAAGCCCTGTCTAAAGAAGACGCCGAGCGCGAAGCTCTCTATGAGCAAATGAAGCAGGCAAAAAGTGCGAAAGACGCGCAGACCAAAGGCACGGTTGGCGGCATCGGTGCGGCGTATCTTGTTAACCAAGGACTCCCAACCTACACAAGTGTTAGCTCTGTCCCAGTATCGGGTGCCGCATCCGGCGTGGGTTCGGCCTCGCAATCTTCGGCACTAGTCGGACAAACCGCCTTACAAGCCAGCCAAGCCAAGGCAGCTGTCGATGGAGCTGCCATCATGGGATTGCAGTCGGGTGGTGCCGGCGGTGTTGCTGGCACTGCTGGAACTACTGCGGCTGGGACTGCGGCTGGAACTACTGCTGCCGGTGGTGTTGCTGGTGCTGCTGGAACTGCTGCTGGAACTGCTGCTGCTGGAACTGCTGCTGGAACTGCTGCTGGAACTGCTGCTGGAACTGCTGCTGCTGGAACTGCTGCTGCTGGAACTGCTGCTGCTGGAACTGCTGCCGCGACTGGAACTGCTGCTGCTGCCGCCGGAGGAGGGGCCGCTGCCGCCGGAGGAGGAATGGCTGCTCTCGCAGCAGCGACCGGACCACTGGCAATTGGCATTGGTGGTGCTTTTTTACTTTCACAGCTATTCGGCTAGAGGTTTTTTGTTATGGCACGTTATTACGGACTGGGTCAAACGGCAGGATTCGCTGATGGACTTGCACAGGGTTTTGGGCTGGTTAATGAAGTCTATAACGACAAAGAAATTAACCGGCTAAAGCAGGAAGAGCTTGATGCAACTGCGGCATATCGCATGGCTGAAACCGAGGCCGAATCTACATACCGTGACCAGCAGATTGGGCTTCAAACACGCGAAGCTGATCTTAATGATCTAGAGTTTGGACTAAGGGAAACAGAGTCGCTAGCCACTATTGCTGGCCTTCAGGCAGACAGCCAAGTCAGATTGATAAACGCTAAGACCGCTGGCACTACCGCTGACGCAGCCCTGCTGGGCCGACAGAATGCTGGGCTTAAATTACAGCAAACTCAAGACGAGATAAGCCGTCAGCAAAGGGATGAAAAAGCTGCGGCGGGGATAGCTGTATTTGCTGAACAAAATGCTCAGCATAGAATAAACGGTACATTTGCTACACCGGACGAAATTCAAGCCGTGGACGCTGCTACGAAAGGAACCAATTATTCGATAACAGGGCTTAGTGGCTATTCGTCTGGGGCCGAAATGGCTAGGTTGGCCGAGTCTGTTTCTACAGCGGCAAGAACTGGCGATTTGAACAATAAAGACCTTTGGGACGTTGTGGGTTCTTTTGCTGCCAGACCGGCGGGCGATATTGTAAATTCAGAAAGCTACCCTTTCGCGCCCCGCGCATATGATGGCTTTGAGGTGGTTAGCACTGAAGTTGTCGGCCTTGAGGCGCACCTCAATGACGGGGTCGGACAAGATCCTTCTGTTGGCTATGAGGGAACTCCAACGCTGTCCGGCACAGTTATGGTTACCCTGAGAGATCCTGACGACCCAGATGTAACTTATTACTATCAAGCACCGCTTACCCCCAACAGAGTTTCTACTGACAACGAACCTCTCCAGATACCTCTCAAAGATGTTGTGGACGGCATTGGCGGTTACGGGATACTACAGCGCCAAATGGAAGACATTTCGGGAACAACTATACGAGCTTATCAAAAACAAAAACTGTTTAAAGATGAGGGCAGTTACCAAGTTGCGCTAGGCAAAGAGCAAGATCGCCTATACGCGCATGTGACAACATATCCTACAAATCACCGATTAATAGCAGGCAAAGACAATAACACTTTGGTCGCAAAAGATCTTAATGATCTTGCCGGTGACAATTTGCTACAAGTGGGCAGACCGAAGCGTACGTCTTATTTAAGAGAAGCCGAAATTGGCATTATGGAAACGAGAGAACAGTTTGGGACCAACAAATCTTTAAGCGCAATACTCCAGCCATTTGGAGTAGCATCTACCGTAGACGGAAAAACCACTCGCGTCCCTATTAAACCTGACGATCTTACTGACAGAGAAATCCTAATCCTTCGCTCTGTACTAAACGCTGACCCGAAAAATGAAAAAAGATCGGTCCCGACCGAAAAAACTAGAGAAATCCTACGGGCGCTCATGGAAGAAAGGGGCAATGTTACTGAACTAGAAAGAACAGCTTCACTGGGCGATTTTTTCACCGCCGTGAACGCAGCTGATCGCGCCAATAAGCCAAACCTTAGAATGGGTTCCGCTCCACAGGGCGGCCTATAGATGGCTCTCGGAAGCAGGAGGATAGGCGACACTAATCGTGGTCGCCTGAGTCAAAAATCTGAAGACAGCGCTTTTGCCGAAGATGACATATTCCAGACTGGCGCGGGGCTTTCGACTGGCTATGAACAAACCATTGGCACTATCCAAGGCGTTCGCTCGCTATTTAATACTCTTACGGGTGATGATGCAGAAGCTGAAGAG